GGGGCGGGCACAGGAGTAACGGACTGGCACCCGGCCAGCGCACCGAGCATGATCCCGGCGAATATGCCCATGGCTACGATGAATGCGAGGGTGGATAGTTTCATGCGGACCTCAAAACGATGGAGCGTTGTTCTTGCCGTCTCCACCGGATAGGTGGCTTACTTTTTCTTCGATTCGATGCAGGGCGTCAGTCTGTTTTTGTTGCGATTCGTGGAGGGTGTGGTGCGATTGCTCCAACTTCATCACGCGATCCTTGAGGGAGCTGCCTCCGTTTGGTGTCACTTCATGGAGAACGCGGTCCACATTCGTCACAACCGTCGCCAGTGCCGTTGGGAATCGGGAACGCCAAAGCCAGACCGCAAGGCCACCAATGCAGGTAGCGATCACGGCGATGGATTCCCAGTCTTGAAGCGTCAGCGGCATCGGCGGTCCCCAATCAAGGTGTAAATTCTCGGTGGATGGTCAATAACCATGGCAGAGCGGCCGGATGGCGTGGGATACCACCCGGCCGCACACTCGCATGATTACTCGAGTTCCAGGTTGATGAGCGCGGGCTCGGCCGCCGCACCAATCCACAGCACGGTGCCATAGACGGGGAAGGCGTAAGCCGTGGCGGTGGCCGTTCCGCAAGTGCCCGCGATGGCGTCGGTGGCCGGAATGCCAGCCTTGCCGCCGACCACCAGCGTATCGCCGGTATCGACGATGAGCGGGGCCGGGCCCTTGGTCTGCGCCCAGTAGTAGTTGCTTGCCGCCACATCCACCAGAGGAACGCCAGCGGCGGGTCCGGTGGCAGTCGTGGCCGGGACGACGATGGTGGCCTGGTTGCGGTTGGGGATCAGCGTCACCTTGTCGGTGGCGGCGATGGCGTGGCGAAGAGGCTGCGCCAGCACCAAATCCAGCAGCGTATCGGTCGCCTCTAGGACGGAGGAAACAATGTCGTAAATGTCGCCAAGGTTGGTTCCCGTGGTGACAATCATCTTGCCGCCGTTGAAGTATCCCGCCGCCAGGGCTGATCCCGTGGTGCATAGGACCGTTATCGCCGTAGCGCCAACCACCTGAGCATGACCCGTCTGGGTGATGTCAATAAACGAGGTGTTGGGCGCCGCCGCCTGCTGCATCAAGGCCCGCGTGATGGCGCCCGCCCCGTTGGCTGAATACCGGAACCGTCGACCGTCCGGCAGGTCACGCTTCGCGCCGATGGCGTAGTTCTGGGTGGCCGACGCAGTGAATATGTCCTGCGCGACACCACCAACGATGATGTTGGGGTCATCGCCAGAGGGGGCCGCCACAGATTCGACCTGGATGTAAACAAACGCATCGGCAGTGGCGACGGCACCCGGAACGCCGTTGGCTCCCAGGCCGAATTCGACCTTGCCGATCCACTTGTTGCCGATGCCGTTGCTGGTGGCGATCAGGTTCGTGTTGTCCCAATAGGCGTCCGCGCCAACAGTGAGGCCGGCGTCGGTGATGCTCTTGGGGAATACCATCGCCCCCTCGATCATCAATGCGCCCATCGTGTAGGCCGGGATCGGACGAACCGGGACGCCAAATAGATCGCCCTGAATGATGGGCGTGCCGGCGGCGAGTTCGCTGGCGGTATTGTTGTAATACCGCACGGTTTCGCTGCCATGGTCGAAATTGACGATCCCGACAACGGGAGTGACGGACGGCGTAATAGAAAGCGTTTCACCCATGTTATTTCTCCAAAAAAGGGGTCAGAGGGCGATCAAGAATACCCCGGCCATTTCTGGCCGGGGCATGGTTTGACAGTCCTCGGCGTTACACACCATCGTTACGCTGCGCGCCGCGCGGGTTGCCCATCGCGACACCATACGACAGCCACCACCGCAGAGCGATGCCGAGGCGGTCGAACGACATATCGTCTCGCTCCACAATCGGCATCTGGCTTCCGTTGAGGAAGGCAACCTCCTGGGCATATGCGGACGACGTGGCGGCGACCATCAGGTACCACGCCGTTGTCGAATACCCGGTGATCGTGGCGTTGCTCAAATACTGGCTCACCACGGGGCGGTACAAGCCTTTGTGCGGGTTGGTTCCGAACTGCTGGGTCGGACTTCCGCTTGTGCTGACCAGCGCCGAAATAAGCTGGCTGTCCTGATGAAGCTGGTTGGCGGTGACGGCGAGGCCCGGGGGGGCCAGCAACACAGCCGGGATTTCCCCAAGCGGTTCTCCATTGGGCTTGACCTGGGTGATGAACTGCTGGAATGCTGCGGACAGGCCGGAAATAGAAAGGGCCGATCCGGCGCCTTGCAGCCAGTTCTTTGCAAAGGCGTTGAGCTTTCTGACAAACGTATCAGTCAGGCGGTCGGAGGTGCTGAAAAACGCCGTCGAACCGTCGCTCTGCAGATTGGCCAGCAGGGTCGTGTACACGTCGCGGGCCACCTGCTCGCCGCATCCGACGCCGGCATCGGTCGGGATGGTGGAGAAGGTGTTGAGGTCATCATTGACGATGGCCTCATAAGGGATGCCACCCATCAACGCCTTGAGTTTTGCCTGAATCTGGTAGGACTCCTCACCAAGACCCATCTGCTGAATCTCGCCACCCTGGCCGAGCGGCTTGGGTTTGAAGTTGCCGATCATGCGGGTGCGGTAGTGAGGCTTGAAGTCCTGCACGCTTCCGACGCGAGCAAACTGCTGCCACGCGATTCCGCCACCGACGCCAAAGTTGGGATCGACGCCGTAATAGCCGTCGAGCAGGAACTTGTTCATCAAGTTCGACAGGATGACCGGGAGGGTAAAGGTGGTGAAGCTCGCACTGATGCTCTTGTCGCGGATATAGTCCCAGCGCGCCGAGTTGCCATGGGGAATGTCAGTCATGCCGGCCATACGGGCCGCCATGCACATAAGGCCGAGGGGTCCGACTTCGTGCCCGAACCCGCTCATTGCGTTTTCGGCCATTTCGACGCACCGCTCGCCATACTGCTTGCTCTTGGCTAGGACTTCGGACCACAATTCGCCTTTTCCATTGCGTCCCTTTGAAATCAGGCCCGCGGCTTCAATGATGCGGCAGTGATCGTCACTGAATCCCGTCACGGATCCAGGAAGTTCGTGGCGGCCTCCCCTGTTGGCCGGGCTCGGGTGATATGAGCCAAGAATGCCGGCCTTTACCCTCGTGGGGGTCATCGGCATGGCGGTACCGGCGCCGGATTCGGACGGCTTACGACTGGCGCGAAGCAGAACCAGCTCCACGGTGTCTGGCTCGGAGCCGCTTTCGATAGCCTGGGCGATATAGTCGGCGGCCTTGACGGTCCGCGTAACCTTTTTTCCGTCAACATCTTCGTCGACCGATACCTCGACCTTTGGGTATTGCGCGAGGATTTGATCCAGCTTGGCGACGCGACGGGCTTCCGCCGCCCGCGCCGTGCGGCTGGCCTTGATTTCATCGCCCACGCCGCCGTCGCCATTGCCGCCCGCGGCACTGATGCCACCTGCAGCCGGTTTGCGGATGGCCGCACCACTGGCGGCCGCACCTGCGGAAATATTCCCAATGGCATCCCACCGCGCCTTGATCTTCCCGTGCTGGCCGGGCTTGTCCGTCGCGAGTGCGGCGTACTCCGCGGGGGTCATGTCATACTCCGCTTTCAGCCAGGCTTCAAATTCATTCATTGCGATACTCCCTGCGGCTTTCTTTGCCGCAAAACGCGCCGCAGTCGTCGTATCCGCACCGAGCGGTACAACAGCAACATTGGCAAGGACTGATTCATCGGCCACGAATGCCGGGCCTGCTACCATTTTTCCGTTGACGGTTTCCGACTCCCCCTCGCGGATGACGTGGCCCTTGGTGGGCATCGCGTCAATGCTGGCCTGCCACTGGAAGCCTTTGGCCGCGTGCGCCATGACAGCCTTCACGGTCGCAGATTCGCCAGTGACTTCGCCATCCGCCACCAGATTGCACGCCTGCATGATCGTGCATGGGCCGCTGCTCTGGCCGATCAGTTGCTCGATGGCGTCAACCGCCGACGTATTCTCGTCGATGTGGTTGGCGTAAATTGGGAAGCGGTCGGCGGCGCACTTGACGCCTTTGCAGTTGATGACCACGGGAAGTTTCCACCCGCTGACCATCATCGGGCCGCCGTTGTAAATCGAGAGGGAGAATTTTGGGATCGGGGGCTTGCCGGGGGAGCCGCCGGCGGTTTTCCCATTGGCCGGGTCCGGGCTTTTGCTCGCCTCGTTGGTGTCGATGCCAGCCTGATTTCCGAGCGGGGCCGCGGCGGTGATGGTGAATGTCGCCGGAAACGCAAGGGCCATGCGGCCTTCCTGCGTTGCGGCGGCGATGATTCGTTTTGCTTTACGCGGCATTGCGTGTCCCCTTGTTCTGTGCCGCCCCTGGTGTCTGAGGCTTTGGCGTCTGGGCGTTTGGTTCCAACCCCAACTCCTGCTGCTCCAAATCCGCCTCCATCAGCGGCGGGTTTCCGCGGGTGGTGAAGATGCGGCTGCGGATCATCGCCTGGACCTTCTCCAGCGCCTTTCCGTTTTTGTCATCCGTCAAACCGAGAACGCGGGCATAGGCGATGAGCGCCTTGCGCCAGTCCTGGCCCTTCTTGGCATAAACCTCGGCGAGGGTGATGGCCCCCACGGCGAGGTCGATCTCGCGGGCCTGGGCAAGCTGGACTGGATTCCCCATCTCGTGTCCGTCCCAATACCACGAATATTCCATGTCGCTGATGATCGCCATCGCCTCTTTCGGGATGTACTGCTTGCCCCCATCCTTGACCATCGAACCTTCGCGCACGAACTCCACAAACAGCCGGTCGAGCGTTTCGTCGCCGATAGTTCCGCGGCGAATGTCGATGCCGGTGTAGTAGATCGAGTAGTCGAGGCGACCCGATGAGAAATTGCTGTCGCTCGAATCGCACGCGGCCACGACATAGGGCACGTTCATGCCGCGGCCAATCTCCGCGATGATCCGCTTGTCCAATTGCTCGAATGCTTGCGTCGGCTGCTCAGGTTTGATCTGCGTCGCCTTGTAGCCCGCGGGGAGCGCGACACCCATGCGTCGCTTCAATGGCACGATGTCGCCGTCGGGAAGCAGCGGGGTTGATTCATTGTCGGCCCCCATCTCGGTTTCGAGCACGACCGAGAAATCGGCGGCCGTCTCCAGGGCGTCGAGGATTGCTTGAATGAGCCGGCGGCGTACAGCCAGCAGCGGAAGCGCGGTCAGGATTTCCGGCACGCCACGGTGCTGGCCTGGACGCTCCGGCGTGAAGTTGTGGATGATGAACTCGGCATCCCACTTGTCGTACTCCCACGGCATCCCGACATAGCCGGTCGCATACGACCAATAGCCGGGGTGGACGCGCAAGACGTGGTATTCGACGGGGTTTCCAAACTCATCAAACCGGATGCCGTCCACCGATGGTACAGTCAACAGGCCGATATCCACGAAGCGAACCTGGTCGGCTTCAATGGGGCGAAGGTCGAGCTTCACGGGATTCTTGCTGCCGGGGTTGGTGATTATTTCGGCGAACACTTCGCCGTCTTGGTACTCGGCCTGACGCATCACGCGGAGCTTTGTCGCGAGCTTGACGGTTTTGGCCCACGCATGAAACTTCCGCTCGATGTCGCCGCGGACTTCCGGGGAAAGGCGGTCATCGTCGATATGAAGGCGGGGGCCGCGCCCGATGGTGTCGTTGACGATGGTTTTCCCGATGCCGCGGGCATAGCCGTTGTTCTGGACCTCGTAGCGCGCCCGGTTGCGGAGGACGTAGCGGACCATGGGATTCGCCTGGGCGTCGGCGGCGAGGGCGTCGGCCATGGCCCAATGCTCGCGGTTGTCCTCGGTGGTGAGGGCGGTGTCGTAGCGGGCGGTGATGGACCCGGCGCGCTCGGCGTATTGCATCGTTGGGCGTTTGCCCAGGAGATATTCGCTGACTTGGCCCGGTTGGAGCTTGCCGCCGGCGGCGATGTATTCGCGCTGAAGGGCGTCTCCTTCATGGTCCCATTCGATTTTACGCTGTTGGGCTTTCGCGTTGAGCGCGGCCACAGCGGCCTTGAGGCGTTCAGGGGAAGCCGGTTCGGGTGACTTCGATGTGACCGCCATGGTGCTGTCGGCGGTGGCGTTCAGCTTGGGGCCACGAAATGCGGATGTGATTTGGCGGAAGATGCCCATTCATCCACCCCCACGATTGCCGGGGGGGAAAACAGCACCGTGCGGGCGGAACTTCGTCACGCGGACGCCAAAGAATTTTCCGCGGACTGCACCGGCCTGGTTGGCGCGGTTGTAGCGGTCGAGGGCAATCTGGTCGGCGAGGGAGTGCTCTTCGCTCTCGCCCATGCCAGCAACGGATACCTTTTTGGGTCCGGGATCGTTTTGCAGTCCTGTGTCGCTCATGCGGGACTTATGCGACAGGAAATGCCCCAAAGCAAGGCCAAAACACCCAAATGCGTCGTTTTGTCCTATCGGTATGACCGCAGAAGGGGTCTAATTCGATTTCTTTGGTAGCGCCACGCTCTCGGTACGACAAAATCGACCCCATGGCCGTCCAATGGTCTCCGAACGCCCATAAGGCAAGCAAATCGTTCGCAATTACGCTTTTTCTTCGGTAGGAACGAGGTGAAACCGGCAATTGGGGGCGGCGCACTGGCGATACCGGCGAATGGCCCCAAACAGCCGTCGCGTCGTCGTCACCATCGTCACCCCGCCGCATCGTGGGCAGGTGATGCCGCGCGGCGTGTCATCGCCCTCGACGCCAGCCCGCCGATCCGCATACGACTTCACCGGATGCTTCGCGCTTCGATCCATCATGCGCTCCTTTTTGCCGTTCGCTGGGCAAAGCTCACCACCGGGCGGGCGGTTTTCTGCTGCGGCCTCGCCCCGCCCCGCTCGCACCCTTCATACGACGCCGCCACGGTGGCATACACCATCGCGTCGAGAAATTCATTGTCGGGCTTGTCGGGGCGGATCGTCCACTCGCACACCTTCCGCCCATGACCCTCGGTCGGCGTCCACGTTTCCGCGTCGAGGTGCGCGGCGAACAGTGTGTGTTCCTCCGGACCGTCGCCGTAGAGCGTGATGGCGCCGGGGTCACCAGGGTTGGTGAGAATTCCCGACTCAACGAAAGATTTCCAGTGGTTTGTATCCAGCGCGACATGCGGAAATTCTTTCGTGCCGGCAACCGCCGGCGTGTACCAGTGACCCAGGGGATCGCGCTTGCCCTCGCCAGGCTTGTGCTTGCGCGATCCCATCGGCGGCTTGCCGGCCGTTATGCCGACGCCCTTACTGAGCATCATCGCTGAGCCTCCAACTTTCAACTTCACCGCCGCCACTCGATCCGGCCACTTCCCGGCGTCGGTGAAATTCCGCCCCACTCGCATCAGGCCGGCCCCGCCAGCGCGGGGGAAATCCCGGCTGAGTTGCCATTTGGTGTAATCCTCCAGCGCGGCCTGAATCGCGCCCTCGATCCCGGCGTGCGGATACAAAACCTGGATGTTGTTCATTGAGTTTTCGATTTCAGCCTTACTGACGACGCGCCGGGATTGGTGCGGCCAGATTCCGTAGTCGATGACGTGGCCGGTGAAGTTGGGGGTCCACGCCACCACCACGTACCAGAGCGACCACTGTTGAACGTCCGTCCCCACCGTGATCGCCGTGCAGTCCAGTGGAACCTCGTATCGCGGGCGGCCGGTGAATCGTGAGGCGATGAGTGATTTATTCCATCGCTGGCCGGCGGCCTCGTTGATGATCGGTTCATTCTGAAATTCCGCCGCGAACCCCGCCGCGCCGTATTTGTAAAAGGCGTGCATCGCCGCCTGGACCGCCGAGAGGTTGCGGGGATCGTCAAGGCGGTTCGCATCATCAACGACCGCGCCGCAGTCCATGCAGTTCGTTTTGTTCGGGCATTCCTCGCAGTCGCCGGCGGTGTCGAGCTTCCGCCCCTGGTCGCACATCCTCGCCCGGTAGAACTCCGTCGCCTCATCGAGCGGCTGGTCGGTCTGCATCGCGTGTTCGCGCAGCTCGCGGTATTGCTCCCAGAGCGCCTTGTTGGTCGGCCAAGAGTAGAGACGCTTGGTGCGCTCGCCGCGAAATTCGGGATAGAGGCGGCGATCCAAAACTTGGTCGGCAAGATCGCCCGGTTCAATGACCGTGCATGGAATCAAAATCCCCACCTGCCGATCCGGTCCCGCAAGACCTTGTACGTCCTGTTTGATCGTCTTGAGTCGGTAGGTGGTCTGACCGCTTGGACCCTGTGACCGAGCGGATTCCGGGGTCTGAGGGTCATCGGGGATCGCCAGCGTTGGACGTATCACGCGGCCATCCGGCAGCGTGTGCCACATGCCGCGAATCTGCCCCTCAAGGCTTGTGGCGGCGATAACAACGCCAGAGGACACGCTTCCTGGGATGGTCGGGAAAACAATCTTGTCCCGACTCCATTTGATGTTCGTTTTCTTCCCCCTGTATCGCTGACCCAGGCATCGCCGCGGTTCGTTTTCCAGCAGACGAATCGGAAAACAGACCTCGGGGAAGTCCTCATGCAGAATCTCGTTTTCGGTCAGCGTCTTCTTGAACCACTCGATGGCGTCCGTGCCCTGTGGGGCCGTCGCCCCGATCAGCACGGCGAATTGATGTCGCCCATATAATTCAGACCAAAGGACCGCCCCCTGGCAAAGCCGGGTCTTTCCACTTCCGCGCGGCATCGCCACCGCCAGCATGTCGCATTCAATTACCACTCGCTCGATCTTGGCGATGACCCTCAGATGATCCTTTGACCATTCGCGGTAGAATATTTCAGGGAAGTATGTTTTACAGAAGAGCCCAAATCCATTCGGCTCGCCACATGCCGCGCGCCGTTCAGGATTCTTGCATGGCGGAATCTCGCCGATGTCCTGCGATGCCTGGGTGGCGGCGCGCTTGCGTTTGGCATCCCAGTCCGGCGCGCGCGTCGTCTTGTAGACCCTTTTGGATTTCGCTTTCTTGACAGATTCAGCCATTTGCATCTTTCGTTATCGCGGCCAGAAGTTGCTCGCCGATGAACTGCGTGTAAGCGGGTGGGATTGCTTGGCTGATCTCGCCGCCCTTCATCCAGTCGATCCCCATCGCCTCGTTGCGCTCCGCCGTTGAAAAATACAACAGCCCGTCTCGCACGCTGGCGGTGCCAGCGTTTCCGTACAGGTTGACAGAACCAGCCTTTTTCATCGCCTTCCGATCCCCGCATGATTCGGCTATTCCACGCTGGCCCGTGACCGAGATCGTGCGGTTCAATCGTGCCTTAACCTGCCGCGTGTGTAAAGTTCCCGTGTCGCTATAGTCCAGCCAGTCGCGCCGCCGGCCATGTTTGCAAACCATCCCCTGCGCTAAATGTAAAATCCAGTTGGTTTCAAAAATCCTGTGCCGCCGCAAGTCCGCGTTGCCGGTGCCGAGTCCGAACATCGTGCCGCAGAGCATCGTGGGGCGAATCAGCGGAGCGCCGGGAACATTTTCGATCACATAGGGTTTTCCGCTGGCCTTCAAAAGTTCCCGCGTCGGCACCACAAGGTCGGGATGGTCTTTTTTGGCATTGGGCATATGACGCAAGGCGCTGTAGAACTGGCACGGCGGCGAGGCGTGAATCACATCGAACTCGTGCCCATGTGCGGCGAGAAATTCCAAGGCGTCAGCCTGGTGGAACTCGAATGGGTAGCGGGGCATCGGGCTGGCATCGACGCCCACCACGTCGAACCCGGCGCGGGAGTAGCCAACTCCGCATCCTCCAGCACCACAAAAAAGGTCCAGCAATCGCGGTTTCATGGAATCACCACGCCCGTCCGCTGCCTGAACAACTCGCGGATCGTGTTGGCGGTCTTCACCTGGTCGTCGGCGTGCCGGCGGTGCGCAGCCGCGGTGTCGGCCTCCATCGGCTCATTGTTAGCGCGCCGCCGATTCTCTGTCGCGCATGTCTCAAACGACCGCACGATCTCGCGGATGGCGGCGCGCTCCTTGGCGATCTGCTCGATCTCGGCGTCCAGCGTGGCACCGAACTGGGCCTCGAG